AAAGGGCAATTATCTTTGCCTCACACTTCGAGTTTTACGTTCAAAGAGCATAAAGGTTTGAAGGTAAAGAATCTGCAATATACTCCATATTCTGATCCTACGGGATCCTTTAGTAAGCAAACATACATATCGAAAATAGGCATATATGATAAAAATAGAAATCTTATAGCAATCGCGAAACTCGCAAATCCGGTAAGGAAAACAGAGGACAGGGACTATACATTCAAGATAAAGTTGGATTTCTAGATCATGTTAGTCAGTAGAGATAAAAAGCTTTACAACATGCTTGTCTTGGAGGCGAAATTCCTTAAAGCGGAACTCATTATGGATGAAGAGATCTTCGAAGACGCGCAGCTAGATTTTGCTGAAGCCTACAACAAAGTTTGCGAGACTTGTCCAATTGATGAACAAGAAGTTCTCCAGGGAGCCATGAATAAGACTAAAAAAGAGGACGAGCCAAAAAAGAAATCAAACCTGAGTAAAGCCGGCAAAAGAGCAAAACAAAAAAATAAAAAAGAAAAGGAAGAAGAGCTACCCACAAAGAAGATAAAGAAGAAGAATCCCGACTCTAAGAGTGTTAAGAAGCTATACAGGGCTATAGCAAGAGAGTCCCACCCAGATGCGCTTATAGGGGTATCTAGTGAAGAGGCACAAAAGAAGGAGGAGTTGTTCAGGAGAGCACAACAGGCTTCAGAGAATGCAGACTTGTCAGATTTGTTGGAAATAGCAGAAGACTTGAACATCAGCCCACCGGACCCAGAAAAAGAACACATACAAATATTAAAAAAAAATATAAAAAATCTCAAACAAGCGATTAAAATGGTAAAAGATACTACCGCCTGGCAGTGGTATCACACAGAAAATGAGGAACGAAAAGAGGCAATTTTGATAAGATATATGCAATACGTTTACCAGACTTTTAAATGATTTTAGGACTAGACATTTCAACAAGTATTACAGGAGCGACCATTCTCGACATGGATGGTAATATTGTCGCGTGTGAATCGTGGGACATGAGGAACAAAAAGCATTTCAAAGACTTATTTGACAAGGCCGAAGGCGTCCGACTTTGGCTTTTGGGGATAGCCCTAAAACACAAGATACAAGAGATCTACATAGAAGAGCCATTTAAATTTTTTAATTCCGGAGGATCATCTGCGAAGACGATGTCAATATTACAAAGCTTTAATGGCATGGTTTCGTGGACAGCGTTCAGAATGCTTGGAAAGAAGCCGAATTATATATCCGCATCCGAAGCGAGAAAGACCTGCGGCATCACTGTTCCACGAGGAACAAAGGCAAAGGAAGTTGTTTTGGATTTTGTTCTTGACAAGAACCCGTCTTTCGAGGTAGAATATACAAAGTTTGGCAATCCTAAACCCGGTGTAACAGATCGTGCGGATAGCTGGGTTATAGCAAAGGCAGGGTTGATTAAATGGCAGGAGAAAAACTTGAAATCCTAGAAGGGGTCCTCGGCAGATCTTACCAGTCGGGAGAAGAATATCTATTTAAGTGCCCCAAATGCGACCACGACAAAAGAAAACTATCTATAAATATCGAAAAAGGAGTGTTCAAATGTTGGGTTTGCGGATATTCCGGATTAAAGATTGTAAAACTCTTAAAGAGATATGCTCCATATTCTGAACACAAGAGATGGTCTGACCTAGATGGAACAGTAGATATAACTACTTTCGACGACCTTTTCAAGACAAAGGAACCAAAGGTTCCAGAAGTTGTTAACTTGCCAGAGTCTTTCAAGACTTTGACGGGAAATTCAGGACCCCTAAGTGCTCGCCATGCTAGGTCGTACTTGAGGAAGAGGGGCGTAACGAAGGAAGATATCCTGAGATGGAAGATAGGGTTTTGCGACGAAGGTGAATATGCTGGAAGAATATGTGTACCTTCTTTTGATAATCATGGAGACTTAAACTATTTCATAGCAAGATCGTATGGTAATCAATTTCCAAAATATAAGAATCCTCCATCAAGTAGGGACATAGTATTTAATGATTTATATACTGACTGGGACAAGCCCGTAGTTTTGGTCGAGGGCGTGTTCGACGCCATCGTCGCAGGCAACGCGGTTCCTATTTTGGGGTCTTTCCTTAGAGAGGGTTCTGAATTATTTCAAAAAATTATTAAAGAAAAAGCAACCATATACATGGCTTTGGACCCAGACGCATTCGAAAAAGAGAAAAGAATAATAAATTTGCTTCTAGAATATGATATAACTGTATATAAGGTAGACGTCTCACCGTATGAGGATGTGGGCAGTATGTCCAGGTCTGAATTTGAGACAAGAAAGAAAGAAGCGACCATTATTGATTCGACAGACTACTTATATCAGTGTTTGAGGTTTTAGGGAGATCATCCACATGGAAATCACTAGAAAGAAGATAAAGCAAATTATTCGCGAAGAAGTAGAGAGAATGACTGTAGCAGATTCTTCTACTTTGGGTAACGACATAGCAGAAAAACTAATCCTAGAGTTCAAGGACTTGTCCATAAACGACAGACAAGCTTTTTTGACAAAATTCGTAAAGTTCTTAAACGAAGAAAGTACTTGACTCCTTTATCAGATTGTAATATAATACTATAATATAATCTAGATAAATGGAGGATACATGAGATTCGCGCATATTGCGGACACCCACATTAGAAATCTTAAATATCATTTTGAATATAGAGAGGTTTTTGATCAGCTCTATCGATCACTGATTGATAGTAACGTGGATTATATTATTCACTGCGGGGACATCGCACACACTAAGACACAAATTTCACCAGAGTTTGTAGACATGGCACGAGATTTTTTCGAAAATCTTAGCAATATTGCCCCAACATATATAATTTTAGGAAATCATGATGGCAATTTGCGTAACCACAACCGCCAAGACGCCCTGAGTCCAATTGTTAAAGCAATTGGTTCCCCTAACTTACATTTAATTAAGAACGCAGGAGAGGTGCATCTTGACGACAAGTTTTGCCTTAATGTGTTATCTGTGTTTGACGAAGAGAACTGGGTCGACCCAACAGATCCAGACAAGATAAATATAGCCCTCTATCATGGAGCCATCGATAAATCTAAGACCGACTTAAACTGGACCCTCGGCGGCGACCACGACATTGAGATCTTCAGTGAGTTTGATTTTGCCTTTTTGGGAGATATACATAAGACTCAACCTCTCGACAAGGACGGCCGTATCTGGTATGCGGGCTCAACTGTTCAGCAGAACTTCGGAGAATCACTAGATAAGGGTTATTTACTGTGGGATATTGAGAGCAAAGATGAGTTTACCAATAAGTTAATCACTTTCGATAATCCAAAACCATTTATCACAATCCCCCTCACCAACAAGGGAGACCTACCAGACGATATAAGTGTTCCGAAGGGTGCGAGGTTGAGGCTTGTATCTGATAGTAGTATTTCTCTAGATAAGATGCGCCATGCAGTAGAGATAATCAAGTACAGGCACGATCCAGAGTCTGTTACCTATTTGAATCGCGCAGCTACAAAAAAGATAACCTTAGATTCTGGGGATGGGTTCGAACAAAAAGATCTAAGAGACCTAAAGACACAAGAGGATTTAATAAAAGGCTATTTAAAGGATTTTCAAGTATCTGACGATGTAATGAAGCGCGTATTGGACCTGAACTCAAGGTACAATAAGGCTATTGAGCAAAAAGAGGACACATATAGGAATATAAGTTGGAGCCTCAAATCTCTAGAGTGGGACAATATGTTCAATTACGGAGAGGGAAATAGAATTGATTTTGCCAAACTAGAAGGCATCGTAGGTATTTTCGGAAAGAATTTCTCCGGCAAGTCCTCTGTCGTGGACTCTTTGTTATTTTCTTTGTATAACTCTACGTCAAAATCCGTAAGAAGGAACTTGAACGTCATCAACCAAAACGAGGATAAGTGTTCGGTAAGGGCGATTGTTGGCGTTGATGATAAGACATATTTGATTGATAGACGTGCTGAAAAGTATGTAAAGAAGCTAAAGGGAGAAGAGACACTTGAGGCAAAAACAGACCTAGATTTTGAAACTGTAGATTTGCTTGGGAACAGGACAAGTCTAAACGGAACCTCAAGACAAGACACTGACAGAAACATCAGAAAGTACTTTGGCACACTAGATGATTTTCTATCAACTTCTATGGCAAGTCAGCTTGATTCTCTGTCTTTCGTAAATGAGGGATCTACAAAGAGAAAAGAAATATTGGCAAAGTTTCTAGATCTAGAGATTTTTGACAAAAAGTTCAAGATGGCAAAAGAGGATAGTTCTCTAACTAAGGGCGCATTAAAGAAGCTTGAAGATGTGGACTACGATTCCATGATAGAGGAAGCGAAGAAGAAGATCACAGAAAGTGAAATAGCTATTGTGAGGAACAAAGCCATTTGCGAAACTCTAAAAGAGGATATTCAAGAAATCTCCCTGGAGATGAGCGAGGTGCAAGAAAAGATAGACTCTGTTCCGACAGAAATCATTGACATAAAATCGCTAAGAAAAAAGATTTCCAGAGAGGAAAATAAAGTCGAGCACCTCTCGGATAAAAATGATTCTACGCAAAATGAATTGCGAGAGAGCCAGGCGCTCTATTCCAAAATAGAGGATTTTTTGGGAGAATTTGACATTGGCTCTTATCAAGAAAAGAGAGAAAAGATCATAGAAAACAAGGATCGGTTAGAGTTTCTCTTATCTCAGATGAAATGGATCTCCGAAGAGAAGACAAAATTAGTCAGAAAAGGAGATATGATGTGCAGTGGTTGTTCCGAGATTTTGGGCTCCGTAATCAAAGAAAAAGAAGCGAACATGTCTGCCATCAGCACAGAGATAAACAATGTAGGAAGCGGTCTCAAATCTGAAGAGCAGCAGAAAATTGATGAATACATTGAAAAATATAATAGACTTCTGGACAAGAAGAACACAGTAGCCAATTCCATGGCAGAGATGCAGATATCTCTAGAGAAGAACAAGACGGAGATTCTTAGATCTAAGCACGTACTGAAGGATTTGTCGGCAAAAGAACAAGAGTACGAGAGCAACAGAGAGGCGATTGAAAACCTAGAGTCTCTGTTGGGTCACAGGAGAGAGTGTGAAAAGATCCACCAAATAAAACAAAAGGAGTATGATCAGTGTCACGAAGACATGTTGTCTTTTCACAAGTCATACGGATCCATGGAAGAAAAGCTTAAGTCCCTGAAGGAGCAGCAGGGGGAATACAAGACTTTAGCAACGGACTTCGCAGCATATGACTTATTGATGTCTTGTGCTCACCCTAACGGCATTTCCTATAATATCATAAAGGAGAGATTGCCAATAATTAACCAGGAGATTGCGAAGATCCTTACCAACATAGTGGACTTTGAAATCTTTATTCAGAACAGTGATAAAAAATTGGATATCTTTATTAAGCATCCAAAGCACGACCCTAGACCCCTGGAGATGGGATCTGGAGCAGAGAAGACGATAGCCTCGATGGCTCTTCGATTGGCCTTTTTGACAGTATCAAGCCTGCCGAAGTCGGACTTGTTCATTTTGGATGAGCCCGGAACTGCCTTGGATGAGGAAAATATGGAAGGATTTGTTAGAATCCTGGACATGGTTAAGGGATATTTTAAGACGGTAATTCTTATTTCACATCTAGATACTTTAAAGGATTGCGTGGATATGCAGATCAGCATTGAGAGGAAGTCTGGCTTTGCACACGTTAATATATAGGGGGGTTTCATGGTGGCGAGATTCAAGGCATTTGCAGACAAATATGTAGAAAGGTTTATATCAAGAAAGTTTTTAGCGTGGGTAACCGCCACGGCTTTGTGTTGGTTCGGGATGGTCACAAGCGATAACTGGACAGCTATCACTTTGGCATATATCGGCACACAAGCTCTTGTGGATATGGCTGTGCAATGGAAGCACGGGGAGAAAAGCTCTTGATGTGGGTCGTCACGTTAAAGAAGGCGTGGGTTTGGTTGAAGAATCATTGGCAGATACCTTTTTTGGTAGTGTGGTCAATACTCATTTGGATATTGTCCAGAAGGAATACGGACGCAATGAGTGAAGTTATTGCGGCAAAGAGAGAATCTTATGAAAAGCAAATACAGGTGTTAAAAGAAACTCACAACGATGAGATACTAAAGAGAGATGACTTAATCGAGGAATATGAAAAATCTCTGCAAAGAGTAGAGAAGGATTTCAAGGAAAAGGAAAAAGAGCTTTCTGAAATTCAAAAAAATGAAATAAAAGAATTAATTATAAAGTCGAAAGGAAACCCTGATGAAATTAGGAAAAGAATTGAGAAGGAATTTGGATTCAAATTTGTGGACTAGGCTTCTCATATTGTGTGCAACTCTCAGTTTGCCCCTACCCGCCGCTGCGGACCCTATCATAAACGACATACAACTCCCTCCTGTATCATTTTCTCGTATTGATGATAATGTTTTACTAGAACAGATTGGACTTGGGGGTGCTCTCGCCGCCTGGTGTTATGACGACGGTGCAAACGCCGTCCTTATTACTGCGCCAGCTAGAGAGAGGGCTAAGTGCGAACTCAAATTGATGTATGAGATCGAGAAGCTGAAGGTCAAGCACAAGTTTGAGATCGACAAACTGAAGCTAAGGGTGGATACATTGATAACTCAGCACAACGAAATAAACACCATAAAGGACAGGGAAATAGAGAAGCTAACCCAGGCAGCTCTTGACCGACCCAACGACTACAGCGTCTGGTGGGCAACTGGAGGGGTCATAACTGGAGTCGCCACCACGTTGTTGATTGTGACTTTGGTAAAGTGAGGGGAGTAATTTGGTGAGTAAAGACAACAAGGACTACAATTATATTGCAAAACTGGAGAAAGCTATAGCCGAAAAGTATGGTGCCGAGGCAATAAAGAATCCAAAGAGCTTGTGGACAAAAGAAAAAGAACAGAAATATCTACAGGACTTGAAAGACTTCTACAAGAGAGAAAACGAAAACAGGAACGACGAAAAGGAAATGATAGGAGACATGTTCGTTTCTAAGAAATTCTTAGAAAGAAAAGTTGACCGTGACTGTCCAGTATGTGACGTATATTCCTTTGATAGGAAAGACGACCTCTACATGAACAAGTTTCAGTGTTGCTTTGGTTGTTACATCCAGTATGTAGAGGGCAGAGAAGAACGGTGGAAGTCTGGGTGGCGTCCTGATGAGAATACTATGGCAATTATAAAATGAAACTACTATTTAATATAAAGCGAGGTTTTTTAAATGGCGACTACACTTGAAATAATTAATGGCATTTCACAAGTGCTGGCTAACTCTCACGACGGAGCATTGGATTCTGAAGGTGAACCAGTAAAGACAGGACTGAAGAGGGAAGAAGGAAACCCATTGGTGGACTCTAGGGTAATGGATGGTTTTTCCGTCCGTTTTAACGGAGATAGGTTGATAGTATCTTACCAGTGTGATTGCAAGCTCAAAGACATTCACAACAAAGACTTTGAATCTGATATCGAGTCGATGGTCAATGATGTTGTCAAATTTCTTAAAAAGGAGTTTAAAAAACTAACAGGAAATACTCTTTCTTTGTCAGAAGAAGGAGAGATTGAGGTCTTAGCGCAAAACATATCCAGAATAAGAACTACGGTTACTGCCAACAAAGTTTATAAGTTGTCCGGCGACTCCGATACTAACGCGGAAGAGAGCAAGGACAGGTTAGACGACACCTTTAAGAAGTTTTTAGATCTAGGTAAGGCTGGTAGTAACAAATCAAAGTCAGATAATTATAAGCATTTTGATCCATTTAATCTGGAAGCTGGACAAAGAAACTCGAATCTAAAGTAAGTCTATGACCTTCAAATTAACCAAGAAGGAAGTAATGAAAGAAATTGTCCGTTGCGGCAAGGATCCGAACTACTTTATAAATAATTATGCAAAAATAACTCACCCACAAAAGGGACTAATCCCCTTTAAGCTTTACGACTTTCAGGAAGACTTAGTCAAAGACTATCTGGATCACCGATTTAACGTTATTTTAAAAGCTAGACAGTTGGGCATCTCCACTATCACTGCAGCCTATGTTGTGTGGTTGATGTTGTTCCACAGAGAAAAGAATGTCCTGGTAATCGCGACGAAGTTTGGAACAGCGTCAAACCTAGTAAAAAAAGTTAAGAACATACTGAAGAACGTGCCAGATTTCTTAACAATAGCAACGGTCAGTGTTGACAATAGGACTTCGTTCGAACTTACGAACGGGTCTCAGATAAAAGCGTCATCCACCAGTGGGGACGCCGGCCGTTCAGAAGCTCTTTCTCTTCTTGTTATTGATGAGGCAGCCCACGTCGACGGACTAGACGACTTGTGGATGGGCTTGTACCCTACTTTGTCAACTGGTGGACGCTGTATCGCCCTATCCACTCCAAACGGTGTGGGTAATTGGTTTCACAAGACGTACATCGAAGCAGACCAAAGGCTAAATGATTTTTATGCAACTGTTCTACCCTGGGACCGTCACCCCGACAGAGACAAGGATTGGTTCGAAAAAGAAACAAAAAATATGTCCAGGAGAGAAATCGCACAAGAACTTGAGTGCAATTTTAATATGTCGGGCGAGACTGTTTTCCACGGAGATGATATCGCTTGGATAGAAAATTTAATTAGAGAGCCAAAATACAGAACAGGTTTTGACAGAAATTATTGGATATGGGAAGAGTTCGCCCCCGGCGAGGATTACCTAATATCTGCTGATGTTGCGAGAGGCGACGGTAGAGACTATTCAGTCTTTCATACGATAAAACTATCGACAATGGAGGTCATAGCGGAATATCAAGGAAAAGTAACGCCAGATGTATTTTCCGACATACTATATAATTCAGGGAGAGAGTACGGAAACTGTATGGTAGTTGTTGAAAATAATTCTGTCGGGTATGCTGTTCTTGAAAAGCTCCGAGAAAAAGGATATCCAAACGTTTATCACTCAATAAAATCAACTCATGAGTACATCGACCAGATTAGAGCAGAAAATTTATCAAATGCGATTGCCGGATTTACAACTTCTTCCAAAACTAGACCATTAGTTATCGCTAAGATGGAGGAATTCATAAGAAATAAACTAATTAAAGTATATTCCACACGACTCTTGAACGAGATGAAGACTTTTGTGTGGAATAACGGAAAACCAGAAGCAATGAGGAGTTATAACGATGACCTCGTTATGGCTTGCGCGATAGGCTGCTGGATAAGGGACACAGCATTGGTAGAAAACCAGAGAAATACAGAATATAAGAGGGCGTGTTTGGATTCTATGATTGTCACGAATAATAGACTGGATACCACCATACCTGGTCAAAATACCTATAAAAACAAGAGTATTTTTGATAAAATACAGAAGACGAAGAGTCAACATGAGCAGTTCCCGTGGCTGTTTAAGGGATAAAACACATGGCAAGAAATAGAAATAGAAATAAAAACAATAAGAACCCGGTAAATCAAGAGCACACGCTTTTCAAAAAGTTAACAAAGCTCCTTTCAGGACCGATTGTTACGCATAGAACCCAGACAGCCAGAAGGCTAAGAAGAAGACAACTGGACAAGTATGCGCGAAGATTTAGATCTGCCAGTGGTCAGCAATTTAAAAAGATTGAATACAATCCATTTGATAACCTTATGGCTTCTGCGATGCAGAACCAGAATAGGCTCGAAAGGTATGTGGACTTCGACCAGATGGAATACACGCCGGAAATAGCTTCAGCCTTGGACATCTATGCAGATGAGATGACAACATCCAGCAACTTACAACCACTACTGACAATAGATTGTCAAAACGACGAGATAAAGAATATTTTGGATTCGCTTTACTATAAAGTATTGAATTTAGAATTCAATCTGTTCGGCTGGTGTCGAACAATGTGTAAGTACGGCGACTTTTTCCTTTACATGGACTTAGACGAGATCATCGGAGTGAAAAGTGTTATAGGCTTACCCACCCAGGAAGTGGAAAGACTGGAAGGTGAAGACAAAACAAATCCAGACTACGTCCAATTTCAGTGGAACTCTGCAGGAATGACCTTTGAAAATTGGCAAATGGCTCACTTTAGGATTCTAGGCAATGACAAATATGCGCCCTACGGTACGTCCGCCTTAGAACCGGCAAGAAGAATCTGGAGACAGTTAACCCTTTTGGAAGATGCTATGATGGCATACAGGATTGTTCGTTCGCCAGAGCGCAGAGTGTTTTATATTGACGTCGGCGCAATTCCTCCACAGGATGTTGAACAGTACATGCAAAAGGTCATGACACAAATGAAGAGAAACCAGGTGGTTGATCCTTCAACCGGCCGCGTCGACCTTCGATATAATCCGATGTCAATAGACGAAGATTATTTCATCCCAGTCCGAGGAGAGGTATCTTCCAAGGTGGAGAATCTGCCAGGGGGTACTTACACTGGCGACATTGATGACGTAAAGTATCTTAGAGACAAATTATTTTCAGCGTTGAAGATCCCGCCTTCGTATCTTTCTCAGATTGAGGGCGCAGAGGAAGACAAGACGACGCTGGCACAAAAAGATATCAGATTTGCCAGGACAATACAAAGACTTCAGAGGTCCGTAATTACAGAGCTGGAGAAAATTGGTGTTGTTCACCTTTATGTCTTGGGTTTTCGCGGAGAGGATCTTACCTCGTTTAAATTAAAATTATCAAATCCTTCAAAGATAGCTGAATTGCAAGAACTGGAGCACTGGAAGGTGAAGTTCGACACAGCATCAGCAGCAACTGAGGGATTCTTCAGTAAGCGTTGGATAGCGACAAGGTTGTTTAATATGTCCGAGCAGGAGTTCTTGAGAAACCAGAGAGAAATGTTCTATGATAGGAAGCTTGACGCAGCCCTTGAGGTCGCCGGAGAAGCAGAGCAGGCAGAATTGATGCCCGCCGACGCAGGAGGCTTTGGGGAAGAGGAGCTTGGAGGAGAGGGAGATCTAGGCACGCCAGACATCGGAGGGGATGAAGAAGACCTCGGCGGCGATACCGGCGAAGCAGACACGGGCGAAGACGACGTTCTATTAGCTGCACCAGGCAAAAGAGATGATGATGTTGTAGGATCTAGGGGACGCACCAGGGCAGATAGAAAGAAGGAATATACCCCAGTCAAGAGAGACAAGAGGCAAAGCGGAGCGAGAAAGAGATCCTTAAACTCCAAATATTCCAGGGAAACAGCTTCATCCACAAGTAGAAATATCTTTAAAGGCTATGGTTTTGACGATCTTGCAGGTATGCAATCGATATCAAAGGGCATTTATGAGAACGAGGGCTCTAATTATGATAAGGAAGAACAGTTGATTACAGAGATAAATTCTGACATAAAGAGATTGATTGAAAATCTTGAGAAGAGGAAAAATAATGAGACTAAAACATAATAAAAAGAGAAATACAGCGTTTGTTTACGAGGCACTTGTTAGAGAGTTAACGAAGAGTGCCGTCAAGAATGACAAAAATAAAATGAATAAGATTAAAGTAATAATCAAAGATCATTTTTCAAAAGATTCTGTTCTCAAGGAAGAGTTGGGAATTTACAAGTCTCTATATGAAACGTCCGGATTGGATAGGGATCTAGCTGAGAGGGTTATGATGGAGGCAAAGATCGCATACTCTAGATTGGATAAGAAAAACATATTTAGAGAACAGAGTAATCTCATCAAAGTCATCAATAGATCTCTTGGCACCTCTGTGTATACGAATTTTGTCCCGAATTACAAAAATCTTGCAAGTATATACTCCATCTTTAGCGATTCTGCCGATGTGAAGCAGAGAGTGCTGTTGGAGCAGAAGCTGGTAGAGTCATTATCAAGAGAAGAGAAGAAGCCAGAAGATAAGAGTCCTATCGATAATTTAATATACAAGTCATTTGTGAAGAGATTCAACGAAAAGTATAAAAATCAATTAAATGAAAGCCAAAAGAATCTTTTAACCAGGTATGTAACTTCTTTTGTGGACGGAGGATTAGAACTCAAGGTCGCAATGAATGAAGAAATCGGAGCACTAAAAGAAAAGATATCCACAGCTACTGCTCACCCTCTAATATCTAAGGACAATAGCATGAAAAAGAAGACAGAAAAGGTCCTTGAGCTTCTAGAGAGTTATAAGAACAAGGAAATCGACCTTGGGATGATAGAGGAGGTTTTGAAAATCCAAAGCCTAGTCGAAGAGTTGGAAGAAAATGACAGTTAAGATAAACATAACACCCTCAGAAGGTGTATCGGAGACGCTTCCGTCTGGGAATATAAAAATAAAGATTATAGCTGAAGAGCCCGACCCGGTCACAGTTGAACTAGTAGCTCGTCGAGCCCTCAACGGTGATATAATGATAATGGACCACGACCTTGTCGATATAGTTATATCACCCTCTAGGAAGAAGGTAACGACCTTTCCAAAAAAGCTAATGGAAAGAGAAATATACCCAGCTCAAGATCGATTCTATAAATTCATGAGAAAAAAGGGAGTAATTGACCCGTCAACCATCCAGGGGGGCAATGTTTTTTCATCCATGGAAGCAAAGATATATGATTCCGTACTCGAAGGTGTGGACTCTGTTCAGAGTGCAATTTTCGTGACGAGTCTTTTTTTAGAAGAAGAGAAGCCAGATATAATGGCTAGAAAACACTTGGATCACGATCTGATGACCCACATGCTTGATCCAGACGAAGAAGATAGTACAGAGTTAGGCGAGGTTCCACACTCTGACAGAAAGGGTTCGATGGATCACAGAACCAGACCGTATGGGTACCAATACATGTACTCGGTCCTAAGAGAAAGCGAGGAAAAGTGAGCTTATTGTATTTTGCTTTATCTGCCTACGGTCTGACACAAATTTTAGTATACGGAAAAATATTTGAGAAAATCCGCCCCTCCACAGGTTGGATCGGAGAACTCTTATCTTGTCCAATGTGCACAGGCTTTTGGGTGGGTATTCTTTTATGGGTTCTAAACGGAGAGACAACACTATTTAGTTTTGACTATTCTCTTGTGACAGGGGTGCTCTTGGGATGCGTCAGCTCTGGTACTAGCTATGTCTTGAACATGCTTTTCGGAGATGACGGCATCAGGGTGTCTCACAAGGGTTTAGCAGTTTCAATGACTCGCAACAGAAGTAATGTTGTGAGAGTTAGGAGATAAACATGACACCTTTTGCTACCATTAGATGGTATATACGCCCAGTGGCTAACTGTTGTAAAGGATCAAGTATGATGCGGGTGGTCCCCGCACTAGGAGAATTATGAAGCTTTTAAGAGAATATTATGAATTATGTGAAGGTGGTATATGCCAAGACCTCCTAACTGAAGACGAAAAGCGTCGAATCAGGGAAGAGGGAGCCATTTATCTTACGGGGGTTATGCAGTGCGCAAACGTCCAGAACGGTAATGGCAGGGTGTACCCCAGCAATGTTCTTATGAGAGAAGTAAAGAACTACAAGAAATTGGTGGAAGAGAGAAGGGCTCTAGGAGAGCTAGATCACCCTGACACTTCAGTAATTAATTTGGCAAATGCCTCGCACCTAGTGACGGAAGTCTGGGCCGACGGCGATAAGGTTATGGGAAAAATTGAAGTTCTCAACACTCCATCAGGAAAAGTCTTGAAGGAACTCGTTAACGCAGGAGTCAAGCTGGGGATATCCTCCAGAGGAATGGGGTCAATAAGGGAAGAAAACGGACGCACGATAGTGGAAGACGATTTTCAATTGATTTGTTTCGATATGGTTTCCGATCCATCCACTCCAGGCGCTTTTATGATGACCGAGGCAAAGCAGCGGTCAAATATTTTCACGAAAGCAGATAAACTTAACAGAATTTTAAACGACATCATTAAAGAGTAAATTATGAAAAACGAAGATTTAAAAAAGGTACTAAAACCGCTGATCAAACAATGTATAAAAGAAGTGATCTTTGAAGAGGGCGTTCTTTCTGGCATAATTGCAGAGGTGGCTACCGGGCTTACCGCAACAGCGGAACCACTGGTGGAAAAGAAGTCAGCACCCTCGACGAAAGCCCCTCGTCGATCAAAAACCAGAACAGAAGAAACGAAGAAGAAATTGTTTGAAGCTATTTCGAAGGACGCTTATAACGGAGTTAATCTTTTCGAAAACACAGAACCCTTAACTAGGGGTGGTACGCCCGGTCAAGATTCAACTCCGTCAAATCCGCTAGCATCGTATGCCCCAGACGATGCTGGAGTGAACATAGACGGAATTATGGATATAGCCGGTACCAACTGGTCTAAACTAATATGAAAGAGAGTTTATAAATGTCTAAAAAGTCAGTAAATGTAGAAGTCTGGTCACAAACTAGGGGAAAAGAAGAGAACGAAAGGCTAATTAAGAAGTTCTGTAGAAAAGTCAAGAAAAACGGAGTACTGGACGTAATTAAGAAAAGGAGGTTTTTTGAAAAGCCTTCGGTTAAGAGAAAAAGAAAGCGGGAAAGGAAATTAAAAATAACCCGTGAAATAACAGAGAAGCACAATGCCAAATTTAAAGATTAAGGAGACCCAAGATGGCACATGACAGCACAGTTTACAAGCATACAAGTTGGGGCAGAACAAGAGGTCCCAAGAATTTAGCGGGCGCTAATGGAACTGCAGTGACGGTTTTAGCTCACGATGCACTCCCCGTTACTACGAATATTTCAACGGGTGCCGGAGCTAGAGATGGCACTACCGGGTACGCAACACAAAATCAAAGATACTTATTTGTAACGGTTTCTGCCACCGCCAATGGAACACCTGGTCGAGATGTGGAAGTTTGGTGGTACATGCACGCCGCAGGCGTTTGGGCTTACAAAGAGACTCTGGACTGCGACAGCTTGACAGCAAGTACGTCAAAGACTTTTCAGGTTGATATTAATGGCGTTGATAGAGTTGCTTTTGTGAGAGACGCCGGCGCTTGGGGTGCCGAAAACCGCGCTCCAACAGTTGTTGCTGCTTGTTCGACTTTTTAAGGAGTGTTGTCATGGCTAGGTCAAATATAAAGAAATCGGCGGACTACATAATAAAAACAAATGATGTCAAGCGCCAATATACTCCGATTGCTACAAAGCAAGGAGAAGACACAAAAGAAGTCTTGCAACCGCCCCCGTTTATTCTAGGCTTCAGGGGCGTACCTACCATAAGAATACGCACGAAAGCGGAGTAAATAATTTCCTGTCATTTAGAAAAATCTGTAACTAATTACTTTGAGATAAATTTCCATTTAAGGGGTTAGTATATGTCAACATCTATGTTAGAACAAGCTATAATCGACGCAAAGGCTCTAAAAGAGTCGGCAATAAAGAACGCTGAAGCGATGATTATTGAAAAGTATTCAGATCAAATAAAAGAAGCAGTAGACACTCTTCTGGAACAGGAGGACGAGTTTGGGCTCGAATCCGAGGAGGATCCATTTGCGACTCCTTCTTCCGACGAAGCAACTGCAGATCCAACATCCGATCCGGCACTAAATCAAGTACCAACTGCACTGGAGGAAGATATCCCTGGCGCAGATGCACCGGCAGATGATAGCGGTACCGTCACAATAGACCTGGAGGGGCTTCTTCAGCAAATGGAGAAGTATGAAGAAGAAGAGGGAGTAGAGCCCGAGGCTTCTGAGACTCATGAAGAGTTGGCAACATCCCCAGAAATAGAGCAAGCAGTAGATGCAGCACCAGAAGCAGGCAGCACCCTAGCGGAAGACGTCGACCTGGGCATAGATGATGCTCTTGTCGAGGAAATATTGGAAAGATTAAAAGTTGACATTGATCCCCAATCTAGTGGGTGGGCAGGTACTCCCGAGTCCCAGATGGAAGATTTAGAGGATCAAGCACTCGCCCGCGAGAACGACGACGAGGTTCGTGAAGAGAATGAGTCTCTACGTGCAAGAGTGGAAGAACTCAGCGAGTCACTTAAAAATATTAAAAATTCAAAAGAAGAGGCTTTGAAGCTTGTCGAAGAAAATGACCAGCTAAAAGAAGTCCTAATAGAACTGAAAGAAAAGATTGAAAGTGTAAATGTTTCCAATGCGAAGCTTTTATACATCAATAAGGCACTTGAAAATTCCTCCCTGAATGAGCGACAAAAGAGAAAAATTGTCGAAGCAATTTCTAAGGCCAGTACAACCAAGGAAGCGAAGGTTATATATGAAACACTTCAGAGCACAGTGGGCAGCACAGAAAAACGATCTATGCCAAAATCACTTAGCGAAGCAGTAAGCCGACCTTCTCTACTAATAAACTCGCAAAGAAATAGGGAACAAAAACAAGCAGACCCCCTTTCTGAGCGGCTTCAGCGTTTGGCTGGAATTAAAAAATAACATAGGAGGTTACTAAATATGTCTGTTTTACAAAAACTAACTGAAGGCATTCAGCGCCGTGACGTCTCGAAAGAAGGAGCAGCACTTCTCAACAAGTGGGAAAAGACTGGTCTTCTAGAGGGTCTAGGCAACGATAATGCTAAGAATAACATGGCCGTTCTCCTTGAGAATCAGGCTAAGGAGCTTCTCCGTGAGGCTTCCTCAATGGCAGCAGGCGATGTCGAAGGTTTCGCATCTGTTGCTTTCCCAATTGTTCGTCGTGTATTCGGCGGATTGATTGCTAACGATTTGGTCTCGGTACAGCCAATGAGTCTACCAAGTGGTCTCATTTTCTTCCTGGACTTTACACACACTCACACCAGATCCGGTATGAACAAAAGCGATTCCGTATATGGCGGTAACGTAGTTGGTCGTCAGATCACTGGTGGTGTTGACCTTGATGGTGACATGAGCAGTGGTGGCCCTGGCGGTTTTTACAACTTGGGAACTGGTTACAGTTCTCCAACAGCAAGTGCTTCACGTCACTTCGCTGCAGCTTCAACTGCTTGTGACGAAGTCGCGCCTAGCGCAATGACTGAGGCTCAAAAGCACCTGATCAAGTGGGACCCAGATGTTCTGGCTGGATCAAATGACGTAACTGTCTTGGAGCTTTCCGGCGCAGGTATCCCAGCGGATCTAAACAGGAATGCCCTGTCTGCAATCTGCGAAGTTACAGGTGCATCGGCAAACAACCGACTTGTCAGAAGACTCACTCAGATTACCAGTGCTGGTAAGCTAAGAATTGTTTTCTTGGGCAATGGTGTTCCTAACTCTGGTGACGCCGCCGACGGCATTCTGTTGTCTTACCCACTCAACGATAAGTTCCAGGCTGGCGGCGCAGGCGCAGGTCAGGCTGATGCCCTCGGATCTGTTGTTGGTGCTGACACCTGGGGTCTTGAAGAGCCATCACCCGCTACCGGCGAGGTTGGTTCTTCCACTGGTAAGCAACGCATACCAGAAATTGATATTAAGGTTGACAGCATTGCTGTTACCGCAGTCACTAAGAAGCTCAAGGCTAAGTGGACACCTGAATTGGGACAAGATCTCAATGCATACCACAACCTTGACGCAGAGGTCGAATTGACCGGGATCCTTTCGGAGCAGATTGCTCTCGAAATTGATCAGGAAATTCTTGGTGACCTTGTTAATGGCGCTAAGGCTGGAACTCGATACTGGAGCCGTGCTCCTGGATTGTTTGTCGACAGCAGTGGTAACGAGTTAGGTGCTACTTCAGCATCGCCTGACTTTACTGGTACAGTCAGTGAGTGGTATGAGACCCTCATTGAGACTATCAATGACGTTAGTGCTCAGATCCACAGAAAGACGCTTCGCGGCGGCGCAAACTTTGTTGTTTGCTCTCCAGAAGTTGCCAATATTCTTGAATTCACTAGTGGTTTCCGCGCAAGCGTAACTGCTGATGCTGATAGAGGTGACATCGGTGCTGTGAAGACTGGCTCGCTTTCTAAGAAGTTTGAGGTCTATGTTGATCCTTACTTCCCAAGAAACGTGGTTCTCGTAGGACGTAAGGGTAGTTCATTCCTTGAGAGTGGCTATGTCTACGCTCCTTATGTACCATTGCAGGTCACACCTACTATCTTCGGTACGGAAGACTTCGTACCTCGTAAGGGCGTCATGACGCGCTATGCGAAGAAGATGGTACGTCCTGATATGTACGGTCTAGTTATTGTTCGTGGTCTCCTAGGTGAGGCAGGTGCTTAAGTAAGCATCCGATAGCTAAAAGAATTTGCCCCCCATTGATTTGGGGGGCTTTTTCTAAACTGATAAACTATTTACTACAAGTGATAAGGCGAAATGCTTTTATATATTAAAAGGAGATTTATAAAATGGCAAAAGTAGGAAGAGCAGCATACTCAGCAAGCAGAGCGAGATTAGAGGTGGTAACTGCTGACAAGACAATTTCAAAGAATGAGAGTGGGGAGCTTTACGCAGTCGACGCAGGCGGCGCAGTGGCCATCACCCTGCCAACTGATCCGGAGAACGGGACTAGATATTCGTTTTGGATTATTGACGATGCCGCAGGCGCTATTACTATAACCGCAGCAGCGGCTGATGCCTTTCAGGGTGCGGTCACATGGGACGACGACGACGCAGCAGGGGACACAGATCAGATAAAAGCTGATGGCGTCACCACTGACGATGACGTATTGACTCTCGCAGCGGACACAGAACAGGGCTCCTGGGTAGATGTAGTTTACGATAAGGACAATACTAGGTGGCTCGTTCAGGGATTTATCTCTGCAGCGACTACGCCAGCGTTCGCTTAATAAATAATCAACTCGACTTATCATCGAAATAGAATCAGCCCCAAGTCTTATGGCTTGGGGTTTTCTATTTTTTGGACTAATTACTATACAAGCCTAATAAGAAGGAGTTTACAATGGGCAAAACAAGAAAAAGATTAACAATGGTGAAGTATGCTAAAAAGTATGCAAGAAAAAGAGAGGCGATAAGGCTTGCTAGGGCTCAAGCGGAACCTGCAAACAAAGAAGCACAGCCTACGCCCCTGGTTGAAGAAGAGAGACCAGTTAACGCTTTAAAACAAATGGAGCCAGAACAGCCAACTGTTGAACAGTGCGAGATCCCAGCCACGCCCGCACCGGCGAACCCGGTCATTGCCCCAAAGCAGGCGAAAACTAGCACAACAAAGAGAAGTCGCAAAAGTAAAAGACAGAGTCCTGCAAATACAAAAGCAAGCACTACTAATCCTACTACAACTACCAAAACTACCAAAACTAGATCGACAAGAAAGAGAAGAACCAAGTCTTCTGTGTAACAGACCGGATTTTCTTTGTTTGTGTAACTAATTAAAAGAGAATGCACTGGAGGATCCCTTGAATGCCAACAAATCTAACACCAGCTAGTACAATGAGTAAATCAGTTCTGCCAGTTACTGGAGCAGTCAACGATGTTAACGGGTCTGTGCCTTATAAAGTATATTCGAGCACTTCATCCGATTTTTATGATTTTAATTTTTTGTCTGGAGCGGCAGATCAGGTTACTTATGTTTATAGAAAATTAGGCGGCGATGTTCTTGATGTAGAATTGACAACAGCAAACGTTTATACTGCTTATGAAGAGGCAGTCTTGGAATATTCATATATTGTAAACATTCATCAAGCAAATAATTCCCTGTCCTCGTTCTTGGGGCACACGACTGCATCGTTCGACCACTTGGGAAACATGAAGTCATCTGGGGATACCACCCTGTCGTCTTCGCTGGCTGGAACTCAAGCTTCTTTGAAGTTTCCTCGTTTTGATTTTGGGTACGCAAGAAGGGCAACTGAGGCAGTGGCAGCAGAGATAGGAATGGGCAGAGGACAGAGAGAATACTCTGCATCATTTGATATCACAAAAGGTCAGCAAGATTACGACCTCCAGACAATAGTATCCGCCTCCGCTGCGGGATCGTCAAACGTTGACTATTTTCGTAAGATTGGAAACAAGAAGGTACTTATAAAGAAGGTCTTCTATAAGACTCCTCATGCAATGTGGAGATTCTATGGATACTACGGCGGACTGAACGTTGTGGGAAATCTACACAATTATGGACAGTTCTCCGACTCGTCAACCTTTGAATTAATTCCAGCTTGGCAAAACAAGCTCCAGGCGAGAGCGTTTGAGGACGCAATGTATACTAGAATGTCTCACTTTTCATATGAGTTGAAGGATAATCGCCTGAGAATACACCCGATTCCATATACCGGCGGTCCATCGGCAATGTGGATTCAGTTTTCTATCCCCTCGGATCCTTTTATGGAAGAAGATTCCGCCATTGACACTGGTGTGGATGGCATCAATAACATGAATACTTTGCCTTTCGCCAATTTGCCATACAAGAGTATTAATAGTATTGGAAAGCAGTGGATAAGAAGGTTCTCCCTCTCTCTGTGCAAGGAGATGCTGGGGCAAATAAGAAGTAAATTTCAAACAATACCAATTCCAGGCGAGTCAGTAACGCTGAACGGAACAGACTTGATTTCTCAGGCGAGAGAAGAGCAAGAAAAACTAAGGGAGGAGTTAAAGGCCACGTTATCAGAAATGACTTATTCAAAGTTGGCTGTGGTCGATGCAGAAACTTTAGAAGCAGCATCAAACCTGCAAAAGAAAGTCCCCAACCCGGTGTTTGTGGGGTGATGACCTATGTCTGATAATAAATGGAAACAACCACAACAGCCCCCACCTCCGCTTTTTCTTGGCAAGAAGGAGCGGGACCTTGTAAAGCAAGTAAACGATGAGTTGGTGGAAAGGGTAATAGGGCAACAAATCTTGTACTACCCCATTAGCATTGAAAATACGGATTTCCACCCAGTTTATGGAGAAGCTATACAGAAAAACTTCTTAAATCCGATAAGAATTCATGCCCTGGTCGAGTGGAAGGGGTATGAAACCGAGTCAACCAATCTAGGAATTGATAGAAAGTCAAAAATTACGGTTCATTTTCACAAGAGGAGACTTGTGGAAGATCAGAACTTATTTGTTAGAGAGGGGGATTTTGTTTCATACGGGGATGAATATTACGAGATAGTGTCTTTAAACGAACCGAAACAAATATTCGGACAGGTCCAGCATAAAATGGAAATAACCGCAGAATGCATAAAGGCTAGAGAGGGATTGTTTGATGCCAAGTGATAAAGATATATATGAACAATTTTTAGGATTCCCATTCGCTCCTTCTAGGTTGGAAAACATAGATAAGGCAATGTTGATGTACCTACAAGAACAGAAGTTTCATGTTGATACAGCGAAAGGTTCTAGTCCTGTGCCAATAGTGTGGACAACATCCGAACGCTCATTTCAGTCCAAGGCGGATTCAAGGATAAGAGACAAAGAGGGTTCTTTGATTCTCCCCATTATAACCGCAGAGAGGACTTCCGTAAAAAAGGACCTGGGCAAAAAAGGTGCAATTCAGGCTCCCCATCATACAATTTTCCCCGACGGCAAGGGCGGAGTCTTGCCCGTTGCTAGAAGAATAAAACAAGACAAGAGTGCCAATTTTGCAAACGCAGAAGCTCAGAAAAAACGGGGTCAGCCTAACTTTCCTAGGAAAAATGGCAAGGTAGTTTATGAGACATTGTATATTCCAATGCCAGTTTATGTAACGGTAAGTTATGAAGTAACTTTAAGAACGGAATACCAACAACAAATGAATAATTTAATGGACTTCTTTATGACCAGTCCCGGTGGCGTCCACTATATTTTAATAAATGACGATGAGTATCACAGGTATGAAGGGTTTATACAACAAGACTTTAATCACAGAAATAACCTAAGCTCTCTTTCTACTGATGAAAAGAAATATGAAACGAAAATAAGCATTGAAGTCCTGGGGCACCTTTACGGTGGCTCTGGAGACACACCGAATGTCTCGATAAGGGAAAATGCAGTAGACTTAAAGATGCCAAGAGAGAGAATTTTGACAGGTGACCAAGTAGAAAGGGAAATAGGCGAATACAGGGGCTCACTTACCTTGCCCGACTTGCCAATTAGTATAACGGATTTAACCGACACTGAAGAGTGAAAAAAAGAAATTTGTAGTAATAATCCATCAAAAAAACTATTTATACTAGTAAAAGAAGAAGGAGCCCGAATCAATGTCCGCGCTAGATAAACTAATAAACCTGCTAGAACAAATAAAGCAAAACGACCCAGACTTTAAAGATAGGGCTGAAAAGGCACTGGAAACTATCTTGTCAGAAGATGAAGAAATTCCGAAAGAAGACGCCCAGACCGAACCTGAACCAACCCCTGAACCAACCCCTGAACCAGCCCCTGAACCAGCCCCTGAGCCAGCCCCTGAGCCCCCAGAAGAAGAGAGAGTTTCTATTCTGAGTAAGGCTGGTCAGATAGCCAAGAACCAGGTTCAAGAGCCTGAGCCACCCCCACCTCCACCAAAGCCTCAATTCAATGATCGAGCAGAGATCTCCGATCATCACTGGCAAGACGTTCAATCAATGAGGGAAGCCCTGCCACGCTTAGTGTCTCGGTTGGGGCTCCTACAGCAGAACTATGAGGCAGAAAAAGAAGGCATTATGGAAGATATTGAGCAAATTCACCTGGGATTGAAAAAGTATGTGGCAAGTTTGCACGAACACTATAATCTTGATCCTAATTCAGAGTATCAACTTAAGTTTCCAGAGAAACCTGAAGAAAAGGCTACTTTTATTAAGAATTAGGCATAGTTACTTTTGAGACAAAATATTTAAATGGAGAACCTGGACATGAAAACGACGTATACAACGTCAGACATAGGTATTGCAGCATATTTGCAAATTTTTAACATAAAATTGCTTCAATGTCATCGCCTTGAGGGAGGCAAATTCTTTTTTGAATTTGAGGAACCCGCCGAGTGCAAGAAAAGAGCAATAGAGTTTCTAAGTTCAGATTTTTGTAGATTTGATAATAATATAAGAAATTTGAAAAAGATATTGTTTTCTTAAATTTGCGTTTTTTTAATTAGTTTCTTCTGGTTTTCTACAGTTTCCTGCCTAATCCCTTTCCTTACGGTTTTCTAACTATAATTTACAATTTATTCACCCTTTATGTTTAACGGAAAAGTTTGTTTTATTCAACAATAAAACATAAGGAGAAAAAAGAACATGGCAAAAGCTACAGGAACTATAGCCGTCAAGAATGAGGTGCCACCAAAGTTTGCTTTGGTGAAACTGGATGACGGTCAAGGCAGTGACTATAGCCAGGTTACATTTATTGTTCAGGCATCCGCAAACACGGTTACTCACACCGCAATATCTGGTACAGCAGCAGAAGGAACAGGTTCAAGTACCTTTTACAGCACTGCTGACATCGCCGGAGAAGGTGGTGCGAATAAGTACGTGACTCTCTACAGAGAGGGTAGGACTAAGTCAGGTTACATCTACTTTACTTCGATGTATGGGGATTATACCAAGGACAACACTAAGGGAGACTGGGAAAGTCTATGGTGTACCACGGGTTCTCAGCCGATAAAGCTTGAGATTCGTGATGGTCGTTCTGGTTCGATTGAAATTGATTTCAATTACAACATTACTTCCAACTATACCTTGGTGCAAGGTGGAACGACGAACAAAATGTATCGTGATGGTTATGGTTATCATATTAATGTATCAAAGGCGCATTCGAACGCAAGCATAGTTCAGGATTATATTGCACATCCTCTATATTTTGTTCTGGATGAGGCGCGTCGTAGAGGTGAGCTTGAAATCGACCCGCCAACTCTAGCCAACAGCAATGCATACGTGAAGGTTCAGTGTCGACCTGATACCTCTTCTGCCGGTACACCAATAAGTTTTAGATTGTTTCCTAGTGGTGCGTCAGGAGCCGACACAACGTGGCAGACTGCAGCAGGAGCCAACACTCCAAGCTCCGGAAAGCTCTTGAACAAACCACCGTTTATTTTCGCTACTACTAATAATACGAACGCTTCTCAGATGAAGTATTATACAACTACTGCGCCGATCAAATCAGGCTCAGTTACATATACTCAGTTTCATGGCGATGGTGGCAGCACCAGGGCTCTGAATCCATCTGAATTTGCTCAACATTGGGCAAGATTGATTAACAATCTGCCAATTCAGATTTCAGCTTCGTTTTCTACTAGTAATGGCACAGGTTCAATCGCGTTAGAGAACGCCGTCGACGGTACAGACGGCAACGTTGCAATTTCGTCCAGTTTTCAGCACTCTGTCGACATCGACAGGGCAGATGATTTAACACTATCAGGAATGACAGGGGGCGCGGCCCTCGGAGGAGGATTTTCAATCATGGCAAGGACAAGAATAGGGAACAAGCTACTTGCAGTTGGTGGCGTCACCAGAGACAACGTTGCTTCCGGTTCTATAGAAATTGGTCACTTAAATTTTGTGGCTGCAGAAGGTGCTGCCAGCTGGGGCGGAGCCCTTGCAGACGGAGACCTTGTACCAGTTCACGATACCAGTGCAGATGAAGTACGTGGTGTCGAATTGGCAGATCTCAAGGCTTATATGTCAGCATCAGTTATTACAAATCTCACCGCTTCAGGTGATGTTTTGATTGGTGACGCAACAGGAGACACTGTTAACGTCACAGGTCGGTTTATTTCAAGTTTGGTTCCAAAGACAGACGGTCTAAATGACTTGGGTACAAATGCACTAGCATGGAATACCGTGTTTGCAGAGTCAGGTTCTTTCAGTGACAATGTTGGTATTGGAAACAATCTAACAGTTTCCGACACTATTTCAGGCTCGACTGTGAGTGCTGCAACCCTCAATGTTGGTACAAAGGCGACAATGGTACATGTTGACGTCAATGACTCACTAGAAGTTGCAGGCTATGCAGGTTTCGCAGGTACGGTCGCGATCTCTGGTGCTTTGTCACTAGCGGGCACAGCCGTTACTTCGACGGCTGCAGAGATTAACTTGCTTGACGGCTCTGCCGCAAACACCGTCGTTGGTAGCGTTGCAGCAATTTATGGTACTACAGGTCAGTTGACTGCATCGGCGTTAACGGTTGGTGGAACCATTTCTGGTTCTGCAACGACAGCGCATACCACAACTGCCGATAAGGTTGTGGCAAAGCAAATCACCACCACTTCATTAACCGCTTCTGGCGGCATGACAATTGGTGATAACAATAATGACGATTTGTCAATTATTGCAGGTCTAATTACTGACCTTGTTCCGCAGAATGATAGTAAGGTTGATCTGGGTTCTTCTTCAAAGCAATTTGCGGAAGCACACATTGACACTGGATATATAGATGTAATCACCGCTTCTTATGCGAGGATCACATCTTTGGATGTCGACACTATCGTATCCAGAACGGTTACCAAGGACTCCCTGGAAATCAAGGATAACTTGATTATTGCAGGTGTTTCTGGTTCGGTTGCCGGTGATTTTGTAGGCGCTGGTTTTCAGCTTGGTGGCAAGGTCGGCGTTCAAGGAACTGGTTCGTCTCCTTTGATGTCTTTGACATTGGGGTCCAGAGTTGTCACCGGAGATGCTCTGATTGTCAATGTTGATGGACAAGCAGGAGCGAGTTTTGCATCAGGATCTGATACCATGGCAGTCTTAGGAACTCCAGGTATGCGTTTTGGTGTTACCGGATCTATTTCTGGTTCTTTGGTCCAGGCTAAGAGAATCGAAGCAGGTCACCTTGCACTAAGAGGTGCATTCACGGCAACAAACGTTTCAGGTACTACAGTGAACGCCCACGATTTTACCGCAGACGATGCGACGATCGGTGGTTTGCAACTCAGTAGCTTGACAGCGTCCAACGGCGTTATCCTTGGTTCATCTAATGCTGATGACCTATCTTTCTATGGTGGTCAAATTACTGATTTAATCCCGCAGAACGATAACAAGGTTGCTCTTGGTTCTGCAACAAAGAGATACACCCTTCTGAGTGCAATGTCTGCATCTATTGCTGGTGCAGTTGGCGTTGTTGGTACTGTAACTGCGGGCGGTGTTACTTCCGGTGGAACCATTTCTGGCTCTATTGTAAGTGCAGCAACCCTTAACGTTGGTACGAAAGCAACAATGGTCCACGCTGATATTAACGACTCGTTGGAAGTCGCAGGTTATGCAGGATTTGCAGGCACGGTCGCGATCTCTGGTGCTTTGTCACTAGCAGGTACGGCGGTTACTTCAACTGCTGCAGAAATTAACTTACTTGACGGTTCCGCCGCAAATACTGTCGTTGGCAGTGTTGCAGCAATTTATGGCACCACGGGTCAGTTGACTGCATCTGCGATAACAGTAGGCGGAACCATTTCTGGCTCTGCAGTCACTGCACACGAAGTGACCGTAAACAAGTTGCACGGTCTTGGCATAGTGACACAGGATAATTTGCAGACTGGCTCAGTCCTATCCGCAGCCATTCTTGATTCGGCAGTAATAACTGCAAAGATCAACGATGGAGCAGTTACGGCTGGAAAGATTGGCGCATTAGCTGTTACCAAGGCTAAGATAAACAAGGACGTTATTCAGAATAACGCTGATGCACATGGTGGCTTGGTATACACTTCTGGTCGACTTAGTGTTGGCTGGAGAAAGAATATTTTTGTCCGCGCAGACGGCTCTAATATTTCTGGCTCTGTACCAACTAAGGGCATGTTTGCAACCCATGCGATGGGAACACCATATACGACTGCGTCCTTGGCGGCGATCCCACAGTCAGGTACGCTGATGGTCTACCTAAATGGTATCCTATTACACGGCGAGCATGACTTGGGAGATTCCAATAAGACTGGCAGTAGTGCGCCACATGCTGACTATCGTGTCAACAGTGGCAGTGGTACTGGATCACAATGGAAGATCTTCATGAATGAAGGACTTGCTTTGGATTCAGATGATATCCTTACTGTTACATTCCTATCTGGCTCAGGAGTCGCCTAAGCCGTTAGTCTCTGGTTTCAAAATCAGGACTGGGGGGGCTATGCCCCCCCTTTTTAATATCACTTCTTATTTACGATACCTTTTGGTTTATTAAAGACTATTTATTTAAGAAAGAATTATAAATAATAGCCGATTCTTATCGCAAAATCGTCATTTTTAAGGAGAAATAAGCATGTCCGTTGATAGATTTAAGTTCGTCTCACCCGGAGTACAAATAAACGAAATTGATAATAGCCAATTTGGACCGGAGCCAAACAGACCTGGCCCGGCAATAATAGGTAGATTTGAGAGGGGTCCAAGTAACCGCCCCATCCGTGTAGAATCTGTATCAGATTTTATACGAATTTTTGGCAACCCTATCCCAGGAGGTAGAGGTGGTGATGCCTGGAGAGAGGGTAACAAGATGGGTCCCACATACGCTGGTTACGCTGCGTTGGCTTACCTTAGAAACGCCGCTCCAGCTACTATAGTAAGAGTTTTGGGAGAGGCTCACGATGATGCAACATCAACATCAAACGGTCCTGCCGGCTGGGCTCTAGATAACGCCCACGTAGCGGCAACCAGTACGACCCCAGCCTCCGGAGGCGGCGCATACGGTCTATTCTTATTTTCCAGTGGTTCTGGTCAGAGAGATCATGTTGGGGCTTTCTTAGGAGCACCTTCTGCTACGGCTTCCGCCGGCGCTAATTCTGTCGACGCATGGTTGAACGTGAACAGTGGTAATCGTGCTTCCAGTGCAACAACTGGATCACTTGCGGCAGTATGGTATTTCGACGCTGGAGCCATCGAACTTTCGGGTACGCTTCTTCCAGGCTTCAACATTGGTTTTGCAACGTCCTCAACCCATCTCCCACCCGGATCACCGTCGGGAGGAGGACACACCAGGACTTTTGGACAAGCAGCAGGAAATTCCTTGGCATTAAGAAGTAGCAATACTGCCAATATGGAGTTCACGGCGGTTCTTTTTGACAATGCTAATGTTGGTAAGAAGGTCACATTTAATTTCGATAGAAACAGTGACAACTATATTAGAAAAGTATTTAACACAAATCCAGCTTTGGCTGGTGCTCAAGTCAGCTCTGGAAAGAAGTACTGGCTAGGAGAATCCTTTGATCGACACGCTAGGGATATGCATGGCTCGACGCTCCACGAAGGTGCACTGACTGCCGACTCTTCCCTCTATGGCGTCATCGTAGGACTCAAGGGTACTTCCGGAACAGCAGATTGGGGATCCAATCAGAAGAGCACACAACCTGCAAAGACCGGCTGGTTTATCTCCCAGGACGTGACCAGCAACAGTACTCAATTCGACGCTGGCAAGCAACAAAAGCTATTTAGGCTTGTAGCTCTAGATGACGGAGCTTGGGCAGGAAGAAATATAAAGGTTTCTATCTCTGACCACAAACTAGGCACAGAAGTCAGTCCTTACGGAACCTTTACCGTCACTCTACGTCACGCAAAGGACACCGATGGCAGCCCAAGAGTACTAGAGAGATTTTCTCAGTGTACCCTAGATCCACAATCTCCGAATTACATTGCAGCAAAGATTGGTAACCAATACCAAGAATGGGATAGTTACGAACAGAGATATAGATCATACAACTCTTACCCAAATCGTTCAGCATTTGTGAGAGTGGAAATGGACTCGGACGTACATGAGGGTATGACCGACGCAGCAATGTTGCCATTTGGCTTTTTTGGTCCGCCAAGATACAAGGCAGTTAGCCTTGCTCACAATGGCATTGGCGATGGTCAGTACTCGATATTAACGGTACACTCGGCTTCTAGTGATGTTGAGGGCACTCTCGCCGCGTCGACCCTCGCTCACACAGCGGTATTTGGTAGTGGTAGTTTGATGCTCGCAAGCGCAGTATCAACGTCTCCTTTTAAGAGTTCGGCTGTCTTCGCTGCAGCACTCACCGCCTCGGTCCCAGGCATTACAGGCATCACGGGCGAGCTAGTTGGGAATCACAATCCAGCAGCAAGGGTTCTTTTCCCAAGTCTGCCTTTGAGAATGTCTGCTTCTGCAGAGGGTCTAAGAAATAATAAGCAAGCTCACTTTGGTGTCTTCACTGGACGTGCTCCTGGAGACCCAACATTCGACGAATCTTACTGGGACATCACCAGGGGTGGACAGGGCGTCCCTGCCGACGCGTGGGACTCTGCCACCAGCGGAGATGGATCTACTCTAGAAACATCGTTCATATTCTCTCTGGATGACCTCGTTGGAACAAATGCGGTAGGCACAAGCCTAACTGACATGTTCTATATGTCTGGTTCCCGAAAGATGGGCAACAGCTACACGGTAAAGCAGAGCGTTAAGGAGCTTGTTAAGTCTGGGTTTACCAACTTCACCTCGCCTATGTATGGCGGATTTGACGGACTTACTGTAAAGGAGAGGGCACCATTGGGTAACCATATAGTAGGTGCTGACAACCAGACTTTCCAGAGTAACGCAGCAGCTAACTCGATCAAGAGGGCAATCGACTCAGTCGGAGACCCAGAGGTTGCAGACATTAACATGATTTGCGTCCCAGGCGTCCGTGCTCCTTTAGTCACCGACCACATAATCAGAGTCGCTGAAGACAGAGGAGACTGCTTGGCTATTATAGACGTCGAAAACAACGGCTATCAACCATCTAGTGAGACTACTAGCAACTTTAAGACAAGAATCACCAACAACAGTGTTAAGACTTGTGTTGAGAATCTTGAAAAGAGAAATATAAATTCAAGCTATGCTTGCACGTACTTTCCATGGGTCAAGATCAGGGATGACATTTCCAACAAGGATCTTTGGGTACCGCCATCAGTAGTGGCACTTGGAACGTTCGCGTCCACTGAGAGAAATTCTGATCTATGGTTTGCACCAGCAGGATTCACCAGAGGTGGCTTGAGTGACGGCTTGGCAGGTGTACCTGTCTTGTCAACATCACAAAGACTCTCTTCTCGTGACAGAGACGACCTATATGAGGCAAACATTAATCCGATAGCTACTTTCCCAGCAGAGGGAATTGTAATCTTTGGACAAAAGACGCTACAGGTAACGCCTTCTGCACTTGACAGAATCAATGTTAGAAGACTTGTGGTGTTCTTGAAGAAGGAAATTTCTAGGATGGCTTCAGGGCTCTTGTTTGAGCCTAATGTGAACGCCACCTGGAACAGATTCAGAGGTCAAGTAGAGCCATTCTTGAGTTCTGTGAAAGCCAACTTTGGTCTTGAGCAGTACAGGGTCGTATTGGACGAAACTACTACTACTCCTGATTTGGTAGACAGAAACATCATGTATGCAAAGATATTCATAAAGCCAGCTAAGGCTTTGGAGTTCATCGCAATTGACTTTATCATAACAAATAATGGTGCAGCATTCGATGATTAATTCGGAGAGAAATAGCAACCAACCACTAATTAAAGTTGTGGACATAATTTTAGGAGGATTTAACTAATGGGATCAAGAAAATTTTGGAGCGATCATGCCATCGAGCCAAAGAGAAAGTTTAGATGGATGATGGGTTTTAATGGAATACCTTATTGGCTTCTAAAGAAGGCAAGTAGACCAACAATAAACTTGTCAGAAGCAGAACATACTTTTATGAATTATAAGTTTTATTTTCCAGGCAGAGTAGATTACGATGAAATGAGCGTTACAATTGCAGATCCACTCCATCCGGATTCGTCTGCTGTTATGATGAAACTCTTAGAATTATCAGGCTATGAAACACCAGACAAGATAAATGTAAACATGCCCAAGACTCTAACAAAGAGGGCTGCAGTAGAAGCAGTGGGCGGAAAGATGTTTATGTCGATGGTCGATTCCACGGGAAAGGTCATTGAAGAGTGGCACTTCTGGAATCCTTGGATCAAGTCAATAAACTTTGACGAAGGCGATTACGAGTCTGATGATCTTATCAATCTAGAGTGTACTTTCCGGTATGATTGGGCAAGCCTTGCGCCAATGTCACATCATGACACTGGGCAGATAAAACGCGCCACTGGATTGGCATCTCGGAACGTCGGTGCTATGGGTGTCGACGGCAGACCAAAAAAGAAATAATTTTAAACGTGAACAAGTTTCATGATATAATACGATGAGAAAGAGAGGTAAAATTGTCAAATCGTAGAAATGAATCAAGAAGAAAAAACACATCAGCGATTCCCGAGCCTCTGCTGGCTGGTAACTCCAGCGGAGGCTCTGTTCTTAACTTTTCCACCCCGACAGAAATAGTAGATCTACCATCCAAGGGTTTACTTTATCCATCTGATCACCCCCTATATGGAAAAGACACTGTGGAAATAAGACACATGACTGCAAAGGAAGAAGATATCCTGTCTTCTCAATCTTTGCTTAGAAAGGGAGTAGCGATAGACAGAATGTTACAGAGCATCTTGATAGATGACGTGAACGTCGAAGAATTAACAATCGGAGACAGGAACGCCCTACTTTATGCTGCAAGAGTCACTGGATATGGCTCTGATTATGAGGTTGAGATAGAGTGTGATAATTGTGATAGAGATTATGATTTCACGTTCGATCTGTCAACTTATTCGGACTCCTACACAACTATGGAGACAAAGAAGGGAGATGCCCATCGTTTTACAGAGAATGGAACGGTGGAATTAGAACTTCCGAAGTCAAAATTTTTGGTAGAGATTCGAGCCCTGACTGGCGAGGATGAAACCAAGCTAGAAAAGGCAAGAGAGATGAAGGAGACAAACAACCTTCAGGAGTCATCTTTGACAGATATGATTAAGATGATGCTCCACTCTGCAAACGGAGTAACAGACCGCGAGCAGCTTAATAATTTTGCAGACGTAATGCCTGCATTGGATTCCAGGCTAATAAGGGAGACCTATAGAAAGGTCATGCCAAACGTTGCTTTCAAGCAACAAACAGAATGCACTCACTGTGGCTATACGGTGGAAATGGAGGTGCCCATTACGGGTGACTTCTTTTGGCCTGGGTAACGAATATATACAAGGTGTTTATGAAGAAATATTTGCCATGAAACATCACGGAGGTTGGAGCTTCATAGAAGCGTATAACCTGCCAATTCAAATTAGGAGATGGTTTCTGAGAAGAATCCAGCAACAATTTGAGGAGGAGGCAGATGAGTTGGAAAAAGCATCTAAGAAAAGATAGCAATTTTGGGGTCTTTGTGGACCCCATTTGCTATTTAAAGACTAATTAATATGATGAGTCTATATTTTTTTACAGGAGAGTAATTGTGTCTGAAAACAATACAGAAGAAATCGTGGTAGATTTTACTAATTTGAACGAAGAGTTGGGTATGAATCAGCTCGCGGCACAAATACAAAGACTAATGAATATAGTGATGACAGGTACTTATTATCCCGCAACGATAAAGGGTAACCCTATGCAAATAGATAGGTTTAGTCGCGCAATGGCTGCAGAAAGAGATTACGTGGTAGCCTACAACAAGTATGGGCTAAACAATCCTAGAACCTACAGAAACCGATACAAGCTCGATTCGGCAGTCCGAAAGTTTGAAAAGGACACAGGTATAGTTTGGCCTTTCAAATAGACCTGGGGAGGACCGATTGAGTGGCTAGCAAGAGGGAAATTAAAGAATTATTAAGAAAAGCGTTAGGCTCTACAATGAGCGAGGCAGAGCTGAAATCTCTTGCCGACGCTCTTAGTAGTGGTGGCTCTTCTGCCCCCGATGCCGAAATCACCGAAGAATTTTTACAAGCACAAATAAAGTTAAATGAAGAGCTGGGTAGGACGAAAGAAGCTCTAGAAGCGTTAGAAAGACTAAGAGCCAGAGAAGTAAATCAGCAGCAAGATATCGCATCCCAATTGGACGAAAACGGACAATTAAATAAAGAAGAGGTCGAGAGGTTAAAGGAGAGAGAACAAGCCCTGAAGGATGTCGGGGCAGAGATTGATGGATATAATAGAAGAAAGCAGGAATCGGCAGAACAAGACAGGTCTCTAGGATCTTTGGCTCAAAATGTTGCACTAAGTTACTATAACATGGCAGACGCCGGTGTAACAGTCACGGGTGTTTTTGGCAAACTAAAGGGCTCATACAAGGCAGTATCTAAGTCCTTTCAAGATATATCAAAGGCTAATGATAAGTTTACAGCTTCCATGGATGTCGCCAAGGGCGCGATGCAAGCAGCTTTTAACAGTAGGGCAGCACAGTCAATAAGGAAGCAGGGTGACATCCTTAATCAAGTCACCATGCAAGCCCAGCGATGGTCGGATATTTCCAAGACCATGCAGATTACTAATCAGCAGATATATAAGCAAACAGGTCAAATAACAAAAAATAACATAGAGCTTTCAATGAGGTTGGGAAAGATCGGGGATTCGACAAAGTCTCTCTTGATGGAAGATAAGGCTCTCGTTTCCGCGCAAGTTGAATTAAGAAACGCTTACGCATTTTTTGGACAGGAGAATAGAAAAACTCAAGACCAAATAGTAAAGACAACAGCCTTGATGGAAAAGGCGGGAGTTTCTGCAGCAACAACAGCGGAAAATTATGAGCTTTTCAGGAAGTCTTTTGGTCTTTCTGGAGAGCAGGCAGAAGAGGCAAGTCGCAGTTTGTTGGACCTATCCAGAGAACTGGGTCAATCGCCACAAAAGGTTGCTCAAGACTTTTCTAAGGCAAAAAACTTTATAGCGACTTACGGCAGGGATGGCAAGAAGCAGTTTACTAAAATGGCTGCCATTTCCGGTAAGCTGGGAATCTCAGTAGATGCGATAATGAAGAGTATGGATAGTATGGATACGCTTACAGGAGCAGCAAAGGCATCAGCTGCGCTAAATGCTGTATTAGACTTGAATCCTCAAGATAGAATATCTCAGGTAATGCTAAATCAGGCTCGTGGAGCAGAGAAATTTAGGATAATTTCCGACGCTATAGTGAAAAGCAAGCATGATCTGTCAGACTCACATCAGAGGGGCAGACTGAGGGAGGCGGCAACAGCAACAGGTCTCAAAGAGTCTGAAATACTTAAAATTCAAAAATTAGGTAAAAAGGGCACGCAAGACTTAGAAAAATATATTAGTGGTCTTGTTGCCAAGCAGGAAAAGGGGGCAACGTCAACTAAGGAGATTGACAAGCAGAACGCTAGAGCAATGACTGCGGACGAAAAGGCTAACAAAGGACTGCAGGAGAGCCAAACACAAGCAGTGGAAATGGTTGCAAGTCTCCAGACCACCATGGCTGAGAACGTTTGGGCAGTTAAAGCTTTTTCGGCAGTCTTTAGTGCTCTGGGGATGATTGGTCCTGCAATTCAAGGCATCCGTGGCGCAAGGACCGGCGC